TGTTGGTAGCAAACTACCCTATTAATTCATCTCCACTAGAGCAGTTATATGCATGAGTATCCACTAAAGGATTACCTTAACAGTATCAATCTAAAGCAGGGTGATCTCTCTCAAGATGAGAGAGCAATGAAGAAGTACCCTGCTTTTGTTGTGAACAAATGTCTATCGGCATTCATTGACACAGTAATGCATGCCAATGAGATGAATGCATCTTCACATTTAGATAATGATCTTCAATACCAGTACTTTATACATAGTGTTAGGAAATCTAAGCGATTTTCTCCTTGGGATAAGAAGTCTAAAGACTGTGACCTTGACTCTGTGAAAAGATACTATGGATATAACACTGAGAAAGCTCAGCAAGCGATGAGAATCCTAACTCAAGATCAAATTGAAGTTATTCGATCTAAATTAGATACTGGAGGAAGACAATGAGTGATGAGATCTCGTGGTCTCAAGACATGATGCTAGAAGTTACCCTAAAGGAACCCGATGACTTTCTCAAAGTGAGGGAGACATTGACTCGTATAGGTGTAGCATCTCGCAAGGAGCGTAAGCTCTATCAGTCTTGTCACATTCTACATAAACGTGGTAAGTATTACATAGTGCACTTTAAAGAATTGTTTGCACTAGATGGTAAGCCTACTAACATTACATCAAATGATGTACAACGTCGCAATCGTATTGCCAAGCTCCTTTCAGATTGGGGGTTGATAGAAATAGGCAGTGAGATTGAAGACCTAGCACCTCTTAACCAGATAAAAGTTTTATCCTTTAAAGATAAAGGTGAATGGACACTAGAGTCCAAATATAATATTGGTAAAAAGAAAACACCACAGGAGGTGACTTAGTATGACTAAGGAAAAAGAAGAAGACTTGACAAAGAAGGGAGTCTTCGCTAAGATTAAGGACAAGATCCTACCAGATGAGGACGAGCAAGCTGCAATCATATCTACTTTTGTGAGACTTGGTGTACTTGTTTGGTCGGGTGGAATATTGACGTTAAATTACGTTGCCATCCCAGGAGTACCACAACAGAAAATTGATCCGACTTTCATAGCTTCAGTGTTCACAGGGGTTTTGGCGAGTTTTGGGATTCAAACTGCTTCTAAAAAGGGTGATGGTACCATGAAGATGAATGGTAATGGTACTAATGGTAACGGTAATGGTGGAACAGTTCAGACAATTAAGATTGAGCAGATGCCACTAAAGATTATCGCTGCTGATATTCCTGCTACACTAGATCCAAAGAAGGATAAAGCGTAGTACTATACATATTATTGTTAATTGTGATACCTTATAGTGTCTTATTCAGTAACTCTTAAATCACCTGACGGTAGCACCAATACTTTTGAATGTGGTGCTGACGAATACATCCTTGACAAAGCAGAGGAAGAGGGGTATGATATACCATTCTCTTGTCGTGCTGGAGCTTGCTCAACTTGTGCAGGCAAAATTGTATCAGGGACAGTAAATCAAGAAGACCAATCCTTTTTGGATGAGGAGCAACTTGAAGCAGGTTTTGTGCTAACATGTGTAGCATACCCAACCTCTGACCTGGTTATCGAAACAGAGCAGGAAGAGAATTTATATTAAAGGAAACTAAAATGCAAAAAGTTATCAATGTCATTGCTATTGCGTCTGGCGTTGTATCTCTTACCGTTATTGGCGTTAGCGGTTACGTTTATGTACAAAGGGATGCAATCCTAGATGGAGTAAAAGCTAAAGTCCAAGAAGCAGTCATGGGATCACTAGGTGGATTCGGTGGTACTGGTGCTCTTGAGGGTATTGGTGGAGGTGCTGGCGGTGCAGTCGGTGACTTCGTTCAACCAACTACCCCTAGTGCATCTGCTCCAGAAGCACCTACTCCTGGCTTCGGCACAGTACAACTCTAATGATTGAGTTGTTGGAGAATCCATGCACACCAGAGTATAGAGATTTTAAATCTCTGGTGTTGTCTGATGATTTTCCGTGGTTCTATGAGAAGAATCCAAAGGATAACTTCTCATTCTACTCACACGTATTAATAGAGAGACCTCATGATGATAGAAGGTATCCTATTTCTACATCTCAGTTTACAGACTTAGCAAATGATGTCTTCAACGACATCATTAACTATAATAATCTTCAAGTAGATTGCATATATAGAATGAATATTAATGCAGTGCATCCTTGGTTTTATAATCCAGATACTACTGCAACTCATTTAGATCACGACTTTCCACACAAGAATTTTTTACTTTACCTCACTGATGCAGGTGGGGATACTATATGTGAAGGTCAGTGTCATGAACCTATTGAAGACGATGCTATTATATTTGAAGGTGAGCATTGCCATAGGTTTCCTCTTAGAGATAGGAGGGTAGTACTAGTAGCAACTTACAACTAATGGATTTCCAGAAAGTAACAACAGGAGTAACAGCAGCAGCAGTTATAGGTACTGGTGCAACTGTTGGTGTTAACCATCAAATAGATCAGATGCAGGGTGGTCCTCAGAAGAGACAAGATGCTCAGATAGAAGCAATCAGGCAAGTCGTCAGAGAAGAAGTTTACCTACAACTGATAAACGCATGGCCGAAAACATCAGGACCCGTACGAGGACTGGTGAAACCAAAGGATTACAAACAGACAATACCAAAACAATGAGTGGAGATTCGAGAGACCAACCAGTTATCTTCTATAGTAAGGAGACTACTAAGGCAAAACAAATAGTTGTTCAACACAAAAGGGATGATTCAATGAGTGACATACTCTTTCACGTATACGATAAGAAATCAGAGGTGATAGCACATACTCTGAGTGTTGAGGAATTGGAAGAGAAATTAAGAAGGCAAGAAATATCCACAAGTAAGCATGAGATTGTCCCAGTATGGGAACCACCCTATGATATGGATCTATCACAGTGACAATACCCAACATTACGATACCTAATACAGGTGTACCTAACATTATAATAAATGGTACAGGTATTAGTTTCATTCGTGATGTTAGAACATGGAATCCAAGTATAAGAAATATTCAGTTAGCAGAGTTACGTCCATGGGAGACTACCAGTCAGATTGTTACTCCATTGGAACCACCAGTAGTACTAAACATAGGACAACCTATTGTTGATATACCTGGATGCGTTAAAGTCCATAAGGAGAACACAGGTAAAGACCCATCTCTTAATAAGAATTTAGTTAACGATGACCCTAAAGGTAATGTAGTAGCATGTGATGCAGGTATGCCATACTATGAGCCACCTAACTATGATGCTAGAGAGTTAACATGGCAGACAGTATATGGTGAGCAAGAAGAGGTTGATGAAGGAGTAGACACAGGAGATATAGCACAGGCAGAATTTGATACACCAGAACCACCTGAGATACCACCCGAAACAGCAGGGGAAGTGGAGTGTCCTCCACCTAATGCAAGACGTATAGGTGACAGGAATCAGAAGGGTGATGAGCAAGTAAAAGAATATAAACTAACACCTGATGGATTGATCTGTGAGACTATCTGGGAACCTGTCACTGCGGTAGAACAGTATCTACCAACGGTTGGTACCGTATCTACTACAGCAGTAATAGCAACAGTTGCAACAACCTCAGCTTTATTAGCAAAGCCATTAGCTGACCTTCTACTTAAGGTAGTTAAACCTGTAATTAAGAAGGTTATGGGTAAGATTAATTCTGCTCTTGGGAAGAATCCTCGGAGACCGTCCCGATCTGAAGTGTTGGCAGACCAGTACCGTCAGAAGAAGGGGTTACTTCCACTGAAGAAGACGAAGAAGAAGTAGGTTGTTGCCACTTAGGTTGTGGTAACTGATGCTCGTGTGGAATTATCTGTCCACCTGGTGCTGTTACTACTACATCAGCACAAACACTATGATAAGGACTAGCGGGGTGGAAAAATATCCCGCTTTTTTTGAGCTCACCACAATTTTTCAATCTTGCGAGCTCGAAGTCTAGTCTCTTGTTAGATATTAATTGATTCTGCATGTTAATCTGTGCCTGTGCAGCTTCATGGCACTGCTTAACTAACTTTCTATTCAATGGTATAGACAGAGTAGCAGAGAAACCTGCATTAAATGACTGGTTAGCAGACATATCAGTCCTCACTGGTTTAAACCAAGTAGGAGTCATGGTACCATTACTTACTACATCTGGTACTCCATCAGGACCATCTAGATCCATTGTGATTTGCATGTCAGCACCATCTTCAAACCATCTACTACCATCTGCCTTGGTTCTGGTGTCATACCATGTCTCCCAAGGATAGTTTTTAACTGTTACTACAGTAGGAGTCATCTTACCACTGGTATCAGTCAGATTATATTGTGGTTCATCATAAAAATCGACCCAAGGATCCTTCCTAGAGTCGGCAAACTGCACGTAGGGTGTTAGGTTAAAGGTACTACCCTGACATTGGACACCACCACCATAGGTGTTGGTTATGTATGGACCTTGTAAAACTTGTATTGCCTGGTTCGTCACCGAGCCAGAACTATTGGCGATTGGATTTGCAGTAGCACTAACTCCACCAACTTCTGCTCTTGCAGGTAAAGTTTGGACGCTGAGAAGTGCTGCAATTACTGGGTAAACGTACTTGTTGTGTCTGTTACGCTTCGGATGGTGGTTACTCTTTGTATGAGAGTTTGGTTGGTCATCCCTGGTCCTTGGTAACTCTGTACGAATTGGAAGGCATCCCCTGGAGTCGTTATTGTGAACGTCCCCTGAGTGTTGAAGTCTAAGTTGTCGTATTGAGAGGTTACGGTGCCTGTTAATGCTCCTTCTCCCGACCCTACTGTTGGTGAGACTGTCACCGTTGATGTATTCACGTTGGGGTTTAGTGCTGCTCCATCGTTTGAAACGCCTACCCCACTCACTGTGTATTCCCATCCTGTCCTCATGTCAATCGAATTTATGGTCTCCGTGACCGTACTTTCAGTCTCCGTGTGGGATGTCATAGATCCCTGCTGAAAATTTGGTACCACGGGCACTGCGTTTGCAGCAGCACCCCCGAAACTAAGCAGTAGTAGTACTAAAACTCGTTTCATTATGTAGCATCCTTATCGTATGGTCACTTCTGTGACAAACTGTCCCGTAGCCGATGTACCTGAACCTCCAGCTGTTAGTGCCATCGCTCCAGCGGAACTAATGGTACCAGCCAAGGAACCAGCGGTACCAGGGGCAGTCGATACTGTATTACTATAACCATTTACATCACCTACATCAGCAGCAGTAGTAACGATAGCGTCACCTGTGCTTATTGATTGTGTAAAGCTGTATGCATTTCCTTGGGTCGTCTGTGCCACGTCAGGAAGTGCAAAAGTTGCTACACCTGCTGTGCTGACAGCAGATATACCGCCTAGATTACTAGCTGCACTACCACCTGACGGTGTAATAGTTGTGCTGACACCAGATCCACTGGTACTATATGTATTTGCTGCTCTAGAAACTGAAGTATAACCCGCATCCACTTGGAGTTGTGTCGAGCTACTAAGTCTATGAGTCAGATCGGCACGTGCTGCTGTGCCACTCATCAAAATCATACCAAAAAGCAATAACGCTCTTTTCATTTATCCTAAGTAGAAGTACTTCTATTTAGCAAATAAAGTATTGTAACAAATGTACTATTTCGGATACCCCTACTGACAATGGCCGAGTATGTGTTATAAATAATAGTGTCGCCTTCGGGGACACCAATTAACACTCGCTTACTAAAGGAGGACTATTATGTCTAAGATACAGAGATACCGTGCAGCTGATTTGAATCAGTTGATGGATAAGATTTTTACTAACTCGCTAGGGCTGGATGATTACTTCGAGAGTTTCAACGCTATGGAAACTTCGAACTATCCACCCTTTAATATTGTTCACATAAACAATCACGAGTCTAGATTAGAAGTAGCACTAGCAGGTTTCACAAAGGAGGAAGTCAATGTCTTCACAGAGTATGGAAAACTTCATATCGAAGGAACCAAATCTGAACCAGATGAGGAAGAGACGTTTATCCACAGGGGATTGGCTAAGCGAACTTTCAAGAGGTCGTGGACAATCGCAGAAGACACCCACGTCACAGACGTTGCCTTCGACAACGGACTCCTCGTTGTCAAGTTAGGTAAGATAGTACCTGAGCATCATGCTCGTAAGGATTACCTAACATGAAGACAGAAGATGTCGTTATGCACCCCTTATGGATAGGGCCTGTGCTGATACTGGGTATGATGGTCATGATACAGACCCTTCATACCCTCACCCACTGGAGGATGGAGATAGATGCTGATGCATACTGTCGAAACAATGCTGAGTGGGTTGAGAAAAACACGTCAGATAATTACTAACATATATAATACACAACAGAAGAGACCCCAAGGGTCTCTTTTTTATGGTTAAGACAATGAACAAATGGATCGGAATCAGCCTAGGTGGAGTGCTAGGCTTGTCACACATAGGTATGATTGGTATGATAGCTAATCGACCTAGTAAATTACCTACAATAAATGTCCCAGTGGGACAGTATACTTCTTATGAAGCTATGGTAGGAGAGGATGGATACACTATTAAGTATCGATCACATGACCCTAAGACAGTGCTAGTGGAGAGGGACATCAAGAAGAAAGCAGGCTTCCTAGGATTTGGTAACAACATTATCAAAGAAACTAAAGAGGTACCTGTCTCAACTGACCCCATTACACAGCAGAAAGAGTACGATAAGGTTGCCAAGTCAGAGGCTTGCATCGAAGCAATCGGTGGAGGGAAGCAAACAGGTAAGATGGTTGGTGCTAGTGTTGGTGCTGCTGTTGCTCCTAGTTTAACTGGTATTCCTTTCGTTGGTTGGGTGCTTGCTGGTGCTGCAACGATGATGGGTATGGATCAAGGTGCAGAGATAGGCGGTAATATGGTTGAAGACTTAAACAAAAACTGCTAGTATAAACTATGAACATGTATGTAAATCTGTGCCAAGGTACAGCATCGAAGAAGGACACCTTGACAGTTGACCTCCCTCCAGAGTATACTGATGAGTTCAACCAGATGGTACACATCCTTTCGCAGGAGAAAAACATCACTGCTCGACGTGCCTTCGTTGACTTGGTGAGAAACACATTTGATAACCTAATGGAGAAAGACTATGAGCGTAAAGGTCGTAAGAATGCAAAACGGAGAGGACGTAGTAGCTGACGTAAAGGAGATCCGTCCTGAGTCAGGTAAGTCTGCCATTGCATATGAGTTTATCGATGCCTTTACCGTACAGATCCTTAGATCATCTGAGGACATGTTTAACGAGACCATCGAGACACCAATGGATGAGTTGGGTGAAATTGATTTAGAATTTTTTCCTTGGTCACCATTGGCAACAGGCCGAAATATTGTTACACTATATTCAGTGGTTGCAATTTCTGATCCACATTCTAATGTGATTGAAGGATGGCAACAGGCAATAGCAAAATACAAATCGATTAAAAAAGACGATGCTAAAGTTGATTATACTCAAACACCACCCCCAAACTTATCTGATTGGGAAAATCACGGAGATGGAGGAGGAACCGAATCTACTGATTGAGAATTGTTTCTACGTTACACCTGAGTGTCAGCTTGAGGAGTATCCATTACACAGCAGTCAACGTGACATCTTCTTGACAAGTGATGATGTTCTGACTATAATGGACCCATCCTTGACGGTGACCAAGTTGTACGAAGAAGCAATCAGTGAGTGATTTCTATACTAATCTTTGTTTAATAGGTGATGACATTCTATACCGAGGGTATGAGAATGGTGAACCTGTGCAGTATAGGGAGAAGTCAAAGCCAGTAATGTATCTGGTTCCTGATGCTCAGAAGAGACCCTCCAAGTATAAGACCTTGGATGGTAGGAAAGCATACCCTAAGCAATTCGACGGTGCTAGAGAGGCACGTGACTTCCTCAGACAGTATGAGAATGCTGCTGGTTTAGAGGTGCATGGGTATGAGAGATTTCTTTATCAACACATCGCTCAGAAGTTTACTTCTGAAGTAGATTATGATATGACCAAGATGAAAATCTATACGATTGACATTGAGGTCGCATGTGAAAATGGATTCCCTGATGTAGAAGCATCTGCTGAGGAGATGCTATGCATTACTATTAAGGACTTCAACACTAAAAAGATAATCACGTGGGGAACCCGTGAGTATCAATCGAAGCACGAGTATCGTGTCTTCTGGTCTGAAGCAGAGATGCTTGAGGACTTTGTAGGATGGTGGGTGCAGAATACTCCTGACATCATTACAGGATGGAACTGTAACCTCTATGACATACCTTATATCTGTCGTAGAGTAGAGAGGATACTAGGTGAGAAATGGAAGAAGTCTCTTTCGCCTTGGAAGAGAGTATATGACAGGGAGATTATCATTCAAGGACGTAAGAATATTGCTTATGATATCACTGGTGTTAACATCCTTGACTATCTTGACCTCTATAAGAAGTTTACTTACACCAACCAAGAGTCATATCGACTAGATCATATTGCTATGGTAGAGTTGGATGATGCTAAGTTGGATCACAGTGAGTATGAAAACTTTAAGGACTTCTATACTAATGATTGGGATAGGTTTGTAGAATATAACATTCATGACGTTGATCTTGTTGACCGTCTGGAAGATAAGATGAAACTGGTAGAGTTGTGTGTCGCTATGGCATACGATGCTAAGGTTAATTTTACAGATGTATATTCACAGGTTAGAGTCTGGGATACATTGATCTATAATGATCTCAGTAAGAGAAACATTGTTGTACCACCGAAAAGTAAAACTAAGAAAGATGACAAATACGCAGGAGCATACGTCAAAGAGCCAGTCCCTGGCATCTATGATTGGGTGGTCAGTTTTGACCTTAACAGTCTGTACCCTCACCTTATCATGCAGTACAACATCTCCCCAGAAACCCTTGCAGAGAGAAGACATCCCACTGCCACAGTTGAAGGACTGCTCAGTCAGCGAGTTCGGATCGATGGAGATTTTGCAGTGTGTGCCAACGGAGCACAATACCGCAAAGACATCCACGGCTTCCTCCCTCAAATGATGCAACGCATCTATGATGAGAGGACGATATATAAAAAGAAAATGCTCAAGGCAAAGCAGGAGTATGAAAGAAAACCAACCGACCAACTTAAGCGAGACATTGCTAAGTTTAATAACGTCCAGATGGCAAGAAAGATCCAACTTAACTCTGCCTACGGTGCTATCGGTAACCAATACTTCAGGTACTACAATCTTGCGAACGCTGAAGCAATCACACTCAGTGGACAAGTCGCAATCAGATGGATCGAAAACAAAGTAAACAATTATTTAAACAAAGTATTACAAACAGAGGAGACAGATTATGTTATTGCAAGTGACACTGATAGTATTTACCTTAATCTTGGTCCTTTGGTACAAGCTGTATTCCCCAGTGGAGAGAAGGACGATCAGAGTACACTTAGTTTCCTTAAAAAGGTGTGTGATGTGGAACTTGATCGCTATATTGCGAGTTCTTATGAAGAAATGGCAACCTATGTAAATGCCTATGAGCAGAAGATGGTAATGAAGAGAGAAAACATTGCCAACAAAGGTATATGGACAGCGAAGAAGAGATATATCCTTAACGTATGGAATAGTGAGGGTGTCCAGTATGAGAAACCTAAACTAAAGATGATGGGTATTGAAGCTGTTAAGTCTTCAACACCTATGCCATGTCGTACTGCCATTAAGGAAGCACTTAATGTTATAATGACTGGTAGTGAGACTGATACTCAGAAATATATTAAAGATTTCAGAGAGAAGTTTGAGAAGATGTCACCAGAGGATGTGGCATTCCCACGTGGTTGTAATAACATAGCAAAGAATACATCCTCTGCTACCATATATGGTAAGGGATGTCCTATGCATGTCAGAGGTGCTCTATTATATAACTTCTACATTAAGAAGAGGAAGTTACAGCATAAGTATCCCATCATACAAGAGGGTGAGAAGATTAAATACATACATCTTCGGACACCTAACAAGATCAATGAGAATATTATCTCATTCTTTCAAACTCTTCCAAAAGAATTTGGGCTTGACGAATCCATCGACTATGACCTACAATTTGAGAAGAGTTTCCTAGCACCACTCAAAGCTATCTTAGATACTATAGGATGGCATGCAGAGAAACAGAATACATTGGAGGCACTTTGGTCGTGAGTTTTTTAAAGGATATAGTAAAGGAAATAGACAATGAATACGCTGCTATCGTTGCTGATGGTGTTGCTGCTGGTGACACTAGTGCGTTTATCGATACAGGTTCGTACATCTTTAACGGACTTGTCTCAGGAAGCATCCAAGGAGGAGTTCCAGGGAACAAGATCACAGCTCTCGCAGGTGAGTCGAGTACTGGCAAAACATTTTTCTGTCTTGGCATTGTACGTAGTTTCCTCGAATCTAATCCTGATGGTGGGGTTATTTATTTTGAGTCTGAGAGTGCATTAAGTAAGGACATGATTGAGGAGAGAGGCATTGACTCTCAACGTATGATTATAGTACCTGTTACTACTGTCCAAGAGTTTAGGACACAGGCAATAAAGATTCTTGATACTTATATGAAGGATAAGAATCAACCACCTATGATGATGGTGCTTGATTCATTGGGTATGTTATCCACTTCTAAGGAGATGGAAGACAGTGAAGCAGGTAAAGAGACTAGAGATATGACAAGAGCACAGGTTGTCAAGTCTATCTTCCGTGTGCTTACCCTCAAATTAGGTAAAGCAAATGTACCTCTAATCGTTACCAACCATACATATGATGTGGTCGGTGCTTATGTGCCAACCAAAGAGATGGGTGGAGGTAGTGGACTCAAGTATGCTGCTAGTAACATCATCTACCTTAGCAAGTCTAAGGAGAAGGATGGGAAGGAAGTAATTGGTAACATTATCAAAGCCAAGTTAATGAAGTCTAGGTCAGCAAAGGAGAATTCCGAAGCACGTGTACGTTTATACTATGATGAACGTGGACTTGACAGATACTATGGTTTAGTAGAATTAGGGGAAAAGTATGGAGTCTTCGAGCGAAAAGGTAATAGAGTTGTCATTGGAGGTGACTCTGTATATCCATCGCAAGTATATAAAGACCCCACAAAATACTTTACACCCGAAGTATTACAAGCACTAGAGGAGTGTGCAGCAAAGGAATTTTCATATGGATCTTAAAGACTATATCGTCACTTATGACGATGTATTGGACGTAAATCTATGCAGGAATGCCTGTGACATGTTTGAGCAGAGTGTTGACTCTGTTGTTAGATATGATTCAGAGATGTGTAGTTTCTCTTGTATTAATATTACTGATGAGACTGAGATCAAACATAATACTAAGTGGGATCCTATCAATCAGAAACTAATACTAGCGATTAAACTTACTGGTGAGCGGTACATGAAGCAAGTTGATTGTGAAAGGTATTGGCCCAGACAAAATAGTCTTGAGCAAGTTAAGATTAATAAGTATCAACACAAGACTGCTGATAGATTTGATCGTCACATTGACGTTGGAGATCATAATTCTGCAAGGAGATTCCTTACATACCACATGTTTATGAATGATGTGGATGGTGGTGCAGTGTATTTTAATGACATTGATCTTGAAATTCCTGCAAAGTGTGGTAGGATATTAATGTTCCCTTCTACGTGGACATATCCTCACTCATACATGGCACCTAAAGATGAGGATAAGTATGCCATCTCAACTTACTTGCATTATACATGACCCTAAAGATTGAAGAGATCACCCTTAGTAAACTGATCCTCAACGACACGTATACTAAGAAGGTCTTACCTTTTATAAAGGATGATTATTTTGACACACCGACACATAAGGTATTGTTTAGTACCTTGTCTGAGTATGTCAACAAGTTTGAAACCACCCCCGAACCCAACGCCCTAAAGATAGAAGTAGAGAAACGTCGGGACATCTCCGAGGAAATATACAAGGAGGTTGAGCAGTTTCTTAATAATTTAGATAGGGATCAATATAACGAGGACTGGTTAATCGAGACCACTGAGAAGTGGTGCAAAGAGAAAGCAATTTACATTGCTTTAATGGAGTCTGTCAAGATTGCTGACGGACAAGATAAAACACGTACAAAGGATGCGATACCTAGTATCATGTCCGAGGCTCTTGGTGTGTGTTTTGATGATCATGTTGGACACGATTACATACAGGATTCTGATGAACGATACGACTTCTATCACAGGAAGGAAGAAAAGATACCGTTTGATATCGAGTATCTTAACAAGATTACCAAAGGTGGTATACCTAATAAGACTCTTAATATCGCACTCGCTGGTACGGGTGTCGGGAAGTCTTTATTCATGTGCCATGTGGCTAGCTCCGTGTTGCTCCAAGGGAGGAACGTACTATACATTACAATGGAAATGGCAGAGGAGAAGATTGCTGAACGAATTGATGCCAACCTCTTGGACATCCCGATCCAACAACTCACAAGTCCACTTCTCACAAAAGAAAAGTACTCCTCCAAGCTGCTTCAGTTAAAGCAGAAGACTCAGGGTAAGTTAATCATCAAGGAATATCCCACAGCATCTGCACATGTGGGTCACTTTAAGGCACTCTTAAATGAGTTGTCTATGAAGAAGGGATTCAGTCCTGATATTATATTTGTGGACTACCTAAACATCTGTGCTTCAGCACGGTATAAAGGTACTATAGTAAACAGTTACACCTATGTTAAAGCGATTGCTGAGGAACTCAGGGGATTGGCTGTCGAATACGATCTACCAATTGTCAGTGCTACTCAAACTACTCGTGCTGGTTTCGGGTCTAGCGATCCTGACCTTACTGACACGTCAGAGTCTTTCGGACTCCCTGCTACTGCTGACCTTATGCTCGCTCTCATATCTAATGAGGAAATGGAAGAGCTCGGTCAGATAATGATCAAGCAGTTAAAGAATAGATACAATGACCCTACAATGTATAAGAGATTCGTTGTAGGTATTGACAGAGCTAAGATGAGGCTGTATGATTGTGATCAAGGAGCACAAGATGACATCATCGATGCAGGTGATATCGAACCTGCCACTAACACTAAAAAAACATTCGAGGGATTTAAAGTCTAATGTCTGAAAAGTTTACTAATTCACCTGGTGAAAATTTTGAGCAGGATAAAGCTGCCGAGCAAGTATCCAACATGGCTCACGATAAAGTAGAGCAAAATACTGAGCAAGCAAAGAAGATTGCTGACGAAACTCCCAAGACACCAGAGGAGTTTGATACTGATGAGAGAATGGGTAACGCTCCTAAGTCAAGGGAGTATTTGAAACAGAAGGTTGCAGAGAAGGATAAGAAGAAGGGTAAGAAACCAGAGAAGTTTGAGATAGATCTAGACAACTATACAAATTTTGTAGATAGAGTTACTTCACCTGCTAGTAAGGACTTTGATAAGTTGTTAGCAAGGTATAGTGAGTTGAAGGCAGAGGGATGTAACATTGCACGTCTTGATACTGCTGCATCTGGTATGTGCTCAGAGGCAGGTGAGTTTATGGAGATTGTTAAGAAGTTAAAATTCCAAGGTAAACCATACAACCTTGCTAATAAGGAGCACCTTACTAAGGAGTTAGGTGACATCATATGGTACTGTGCACAAGCAGCACTAGCACTAGACGTGAGGTTAGATGAGATCATCTATACTAACACTCTTAAGTTAGCAACTAGATATCCTAATCAAATGTTTGAGGTAGGATACTCAGAGAATAGAGCACCAGGCGATATCTAATGGAAGATAAGAGTTTGGTAGCACCACCAGAGGTAGAGACTCACGGTAGTCTCTCAGTTGTGGTACCTATGGATGACATGAAGGACATTGTAGGTCAACTATGGAAGTCACGTGGTACTGAGCCAAGAATGGGTGAATTATGGAGAAAATATAAAGATCTTATATTTGAGCTTGACAAGGACTAACAGATAGGTTATATTATATTTGTTGGACGCAACGCAAGGAGTGACTGAATAAACTTTCTGGCATATAGCTGGTTAAGGTGACGAGACACAGGTGGTGCTGCTGCGAAAGCAGAATCGACTTACCAGTCGGGTCTCAGGCAAGGACGTAAAATTTACTACTGTAGTAATGCCCGTTCTTTGTTGGTAATACAGAAATCCAACCTCCTACACTAATAAATAAGAGGGACAGAGTATGATCCCTCTTTTTTATGGCTCAAACAGAATCGGATATAGCAATAGCAGTCAACCAAGTCCTTGATAACTATGAGGTGACGGTTGATAGTGCCTCAGGGTCAATGACTAGACTCAAGATCAAAGCTGATGATCGTTTTGAAGTCAGGAAAGATGTAGAAGAGTCATTGAAGAAGGCAGGTATTGATTACCAATCTTCGGAGGAAGTATATAAGAATAAGAATTGGGTGTCTAGTTTTCCTGGTACTGTAATCAAAGCAGATGGTACTAAGAAACAATGGACTGAATTTATATACAAACCCAGTAAGACCAAACAGTCTGGTGGTGGTGCTGCTCTCACTAAGTTAACTGAGTCAGCACAGTGTGTATATGCTGCTGTAGCAGCACAGAAGGGTGGCAGTATAACTGTAGAAGACATCACTCCTCAGAGTGTGTCACAAGCATCAAGACTATTTGATATAGATGAGACAGTACAAAATGTATTACATACACTACCAGCAGACTGGGTGCAGTCATGTGTTAAGGGTGCTAATGAAATCTATGATGAGTTTGGATCAGGGTTTAAGTATGAGAGAGGATCAAAGAATATAAAAGCAATAGAGAAAGCCTTCAAGGATATGAAGAGGGTTGAAGGTGTCAGGATGGACATCAATAAGTGGTCTCCTGCTGACATGTATCTCATTTCCTCTGCCTTTGATCCTAAGTGTCTATTAGAAGAGAATAGTTTTAGAGGATTGAATCAGTGTATGCAAGAGAGGATACAGAAGAAGATCTGTATAGGTGTGTCGCTGAAGAAGATGGAAGGTAATGCAAAGATAAAACCAGTTAATATTGATGCGTCACAGAAGGAACCAGATGGATTTGCTAGGTTTGAATTTAGTGACAAGTCTATGGATGGATATATTCATTGCTCATCAGGTGCAAAGATACAGTTTAGAGGATTTGCTGGTGCTAAGTTGACTGGTTGGCAAGGAGAGGTGTCAGGTAAGTCAGCAAAGCATGGAAAGATATCCTTAGGACCTATCAATCTATTGATAAGGAATCATGTTGGTGGTAATAAAATGGTACCAACTGGTGCAGCAAGGTTTGTTACTTCCAATAGGCAACAGGCAGAGAAGGATATATTCTGTGGATTTCATAGATATAATCCTGGTGCTAATGATAAGAAAGTATGGGAGACTATTAGATCAGCAGAACCTGTTTGGTTATACTCTAAGTGGCAAGTGGTTAAACTATTTGATACTATTAGGACTATTTCTACAAAGAAGAAGAAGGATCAGTTAGTAGAGGACATGCTACTGTATGCTTTAAGTATGTCCAGTCTGTCAGCACCATACTATAAACTATCCGATTGATAAAGTGTCCACTCATTTCCCTATACCCCTAGAGATACTGCTATAATAAAGACATGGCAAAGAACACTCACCTAGAGCACCTAGAAGATGATATATTCAACAGTGGTACTGCTGGTGTAACAAATTCTATTAACTTCCTGAAGTCACTTAGAGATATGCTGACTGAAGGTGATGGTGGTAGTAAGATGAAGGTCACTACCAAATGGGATGGTGCACCTGCTATAGTATGTGGTAGGAATCCACAGGACGGTAGGTTCTTCGTTGGTACCAAGTCAGTATTTAATAAGACCAGTCCAAAGGTCGTATATTCAGAAGCAGATGCCGATAGATTGTATGCTGGTTCGACTGTGGGGTCGATCCTTAAAGATTGTTTACAGAGACTATCCACTCTACCTATTCAAGGGGTGTTACAAGGTGACTTGTTATATCAAACAACACCTTCAGTCATAATGCTAGAGAGCAAACGCACTTATAGTTTTAGACCTAATACTATTACCTATACTATTCCTGTTGACAGTGAGTTAGGTGAGAGAGTAGGTAAGAGTAAGATGGGTATAGTATTTCACACTGAGTATACTGGTAGGACTATGGCAGATCTATCAGCAGGATTTGGTGCTGATGTAAGTAAGTTACAAGGTAAACCTGACGTTGCAGTATTCTCCTCAGAGTTTACTAACGTGGGTGGTGCTGCTAACCTATCACAGGTTGAGAAAGCAAATGTAAATAGGACTATAATGGCTGCCGAGAGAAACCTCAGACAGGGACAGTCATTCATTAAGAGTGTCCAAGGTGTAGGTAAAGGACCATTTACATTACCTGCATTGTTTAAGGTATACTTTAACCAAGTAGTAAGAGGTGGTGTTGTCCCTAGTGCTCAAGTAATGTCAAAGAATTTCTGTTGTTTCATTGAGGCAAAGTATAATGCTGAGATAGCAAAGAAGAAGACTGGTAAGTCTGTACTTGAGTGGAGAAAACGTAAGGGGGAAGCTATTAAATACCTAAATACTAACAGGACGGTCATGTACTCAGCACTTGATGGGTTTAAAAACCTGATGGATGCTAAAGTTATGATCATAAATAAATTGACACAGATAAAAAGTGTTGGCACATTCCTTGAAGAAGAGAATGGTTTAAGAGCAACTAATCCTGAAGGGTTTGTCGCTATTAAAGACGGTGCAGCACTTAAACTCGTAGATAGACTGGAGTTTTCCAGAGCTAACTTCACAGCAGCAAAGGATTGGGGATGAATTTTACACAATTTTTAAGAGAAGCAACTAAAGCTAAGGGTAAGACTGCTGCTGAAAAGAAAGCAGAAGCACAGGAGGCTGACAATCATGTTGCGATTACTTTTGGGAGGTTTAATCCTCCTCATGCTGGTCATGGCAAGCTCCTCGATGCTGTTAAATCGCATGGTGGAGACTCAGGTAATTATAGAATCTATCCGTCAAGGTCACAAGACCATAAGAAAAACCCCTTAGGTGCTGACCAAAAGGTTGGACACATGAGGAAGTTATTTCCTGGTCATAAGGATGCTATCCAAAACAATGAGGCACATAGGAATGTCTTTGACATACTACGTGACTTAAATGATGAGGGTAAAGAGCATGTAACTATGGTAGTGGGGGATGATCGTGTCAAAGAATTCGAGAAGATCACTTCAAAATACAATGGAGTGCACTACGATTTCAAAACTATTAATATCAAGTCTGCTGGTGCTAGAGATCCAAATTCTGAGGATCCAGTCGAGAAGCTAAGTGCATCTGGACAGAGAAAGCATGCATCTGGTGACGACTATGATTCATTCCATGCAGGTCTACCTAAAGGTACCAGTAAGAAGTATGGAAAGACTTTAATGTCTGATGTAAAGGCAGGTATGACACCTCCTAAGAAGGACAAGAAGTCATCTAAAAAGAAATCTGTTAAGGAATCTGTCTGGGAGTATGCTCCTAAGTTAGATTACGATTCATTCAGAGACTACTATATGCTTAACCAGATATTTAAGGTCGGAGCATTGGTAGAGCATGACGACACAGGATTGCGTGGTCATGTGGTACATCGTGGAACCAACTATGTTATTATGAAAGATGACCAAGACATTGAGATCCGTGCGTGGTTGAAGCACGTTACTGAAGTAACTGAGTTGTCTCCTGAGCAGGAGTTAGCACAAGATACCAGTAAGGACCAGTCTAATTACTCTGCTGACGATGGTAGTGGTAATACTTGGAAAGCTGGTACAGATACATATAGAATAGCACTTCAAGATATGACCCCTGGTCAAGAGGTCAAGAAGTTTTCTGACTTCAATGCAGAAATCAGAAATAATAAATAATGACGTAGGAGAAAAACCTTTCTTATTGGATAAAAGAAAATGACATTGGAAATGCTAGTATCATCTGCTCTTATGGAGTATTCGCAAGTAGAGCAGCAGAGAATCCTTTTAGCGTTGGAGGAGGGCACAGCGATGCCAACCCCCAGACTCAAGAAGGGACTTGAAAAGGTCATGGAAATCTTTAATACTTGGGAGCCTATCGTAGAAGGATATGCTGGTTTCCCTGTAGAAAGAGAGACCATTGATAGAAAGAAGAGGGAGCACGACAAGGATCGTAACATAGGTCGTGTCGTCAATCATGGCAACAACTCTTTTGTTATCACTGGTAAGAAAGCTGACGGTAGATATGTTATCGTTGGTAAAAAAGGAGAGAAAACTGCTAAAGCACCAGAAGATATGGGCTTGCAGACTCAGAAAGAAGCTATTGGTATCGACATAGATATACTTCACAGGCAGATGCTTGCTGAAGCTAAGAAGACCAAGAAGGTAAAGAGATGGTGGGATGACGATGGAGATGGTAAAGGTTATGAGAAAGGTGAAGTGAAGAAAACTACTAAAGAATCTAATGACCCACTCATTGAAAGACTCAGAGCTTCAGGGGTATTCTCTGAAGAAGAGCTCAAGAAAATTGCGGAGACAGACGATGAGTAACCCAAACGGTAAGTCTCCACAGGATAGCTCTCTAAAAACCAAGAAGAAGGGTAACGTAACAGTTAACCCAAAGAAGGAGGATCTAATGTCCGAACTATTTCAAAAGAATTTACGCAATGCCCTTCAAGAGATAAAAGAGAAGGCAACTACTGCGACTAAAGAAACAAAACAAAAAGTCAAACCTGCTAATGCTGCTGCTAAGGATGTAGAACCAGCAACACCTAGTTGTGAAGAGACTAAGGTTGAGATTGATGACTCTCAAACCAAGAAGGAAATTGCAGAGCGAATGCGTCAGCGTTTGGTGCAGTTAACTCAAGAGCATGACAAGAAATACATGATCGATATTGCTGACCCTAAGTGATCTTATACATAGAGTACTATACTCTAGTTGATCATGATTAACTTTCTAATGCCTATCGCTATTAGCATTATTAATAAGGCTATCGATAGAATCCCAGAAGATCTGGACTCAGTTATAAAAGATTTTGTTATTAAGATACTAAAGAAAGCGGCTGCTAAGACAGACAACAAAGTAGACGACGAGCTAGTCGCTGCTGTTGCTAAGGCACTGCTTGAATCTTAGTGCTTATAAATAAATTATAGGAAATAATTATTCTCAGAGGAGAAACACATGGCAGTCTTTGGTACAATAGACGCTGCTACTTTCGGCAATAACGTTGCTGTCACCAACGGTGATGCTACTGTTACCAAGAATGCAGCAGACTCTGTTAACGTAGGAGATATTCTAGTATTGAATAGCGTTAACTATCTCGTAAGAGAGGTAACAAGCACAACCGCAATCGAATTACACAAAGCATATGCAGGTAGTACCAATGGTACACTAGCAGGTGCTGTCAGACGTACTGCACCAAAGGCAGTTGCTGAGTATGTAGTTAAGGGTGGTGACAGTGTAAGTTACGATCTAGTATTCGTTGATACTACAGAGCAATCAATTGCTTCAAACAAGACACGTGGAATCACTGGTCCTGGTTGGTGGCAGTATCAAACTTATGTAACACATAATGGTGACACACGTCACAAGGCAGAATACATTGCACCTGCTAAGGCAGCTGCTGGTGATGCTGGAGACTTCACTGATGATACACTAGCAGCAGATGTGCTCGAAGTTATCACAGTTGGTACACAACCTGCAAACTCTACTTCTT